GGAAACGGCAAAAAAGCTAAAGCCCCAGTCACATCACTTTCAAAGGCTTTGGGTGGCATTGCCGAACATAAGACGGCTATTAAAACAGTCGGCTCTTTGTTCGCTGCTTATTTTGTAGGCTCTAAGGTCGCTTCGGGTGTCATAAAAGTCGCCAAAGCCATCAATATGTTGAAAAATTCCACAGTAGCTATGACCGTTGCTCAAAAAGCATCGGCAGCGGCACAAAAAGCGTGGAATTTAGCAATGGCTTCCAACCCTATCGGTTTGATTGCGGTAGCAGTGGCTGGTGCGATAACTGCCCTAGTGCTACTTTATAAGCACAACAAAAAATTCAAAGCTTTTGTAGACAATATGTTTAAGGCTGCTAAGAAAGCCTTTGACAAAATCTTTAAAGTTACCAAAGAAATCTTTGGTAAAATCATTGACTTCTTCAAAAAGGACTGGAAACAAGTCCTTTTATTTATTGCCAATCCGATTGCTGGAGCGTTTGCTTTAATCTATAAGCACAATAAGAAGTTTAAGAAATTCGTTGATGGTATTGTTAAGAATATCAAAGACGGATTTTCTAACGCTGGTAAGTGGCTTGGCAAGACTTGGGATGGCATGAAGAAGACCTGGACGGGTGCGATGGATTCAATGACCAAGAGCACCAAAAAAGGTTTTGAAAAGACCAAGACTTACTTCACCGGTGGTGAGAAAGGCATTAAAGCCTTCACTAACACCGCTAAGAAGTTGCTTGTAATCTCTAACCCGGTAGTCGCTGGGTTCGAGTTGATGTACAAGCACAACAAACCATTCAAGAAGTTTGTTGATAGCACCGTTGACCATGTCAAAGATATGGCTAAAGGCGTTGAAAAACACATGAGCTCCCTTAAGAAAGACTGGGGCGAAAAGTGGGACAATGTCAAGAAGTTTGCATCTAAAACGTGGGAAAACATCAAGGGTAATGCTAGTGAAGCTATGATTGCTCTTGGTAAGGACATTGACAAAAACCATAAGGGCATCAATAAGAATTGGTTTGACGGTTGGGAAAACTCTAAGAAATTTCTATCTAAAAAATGGGATGAGATTGGAGCGTTAACACAAGAAAAATTTGGCATTAACATTACCAAACTGATTACCGACGCTTTAACCAACATCGCTAACTTTTTCAAAAATACGTGGGACAACGTTAAAAAAGGTTTCGGTGAGATGTGGGACGGCATGAAGAAACTTGCCGGAGACGGTATTAATGCCGTCATCGCTCTTCCTAACGCTGGTATTGACGGTATCAACAAACTGATTTCAGATTTCGGTGGTAGCAAAGAAGCTATCTCTAAAATTCCGAAAGTTAAGTTTGCCGGTGGTACTGGTATGTTTAGCTCATACCGAAACCCAATCACCAAACCTACGTTAGCTACACTCAATGACGGTTACGATAGCCCAGAAACCAACAATCAAGAAATGGTAATCTTGCCTAACGGTAAACCATTCTTGCCACAAGGTCGAAACGTTGAATACCTCTTGCCTGCTGGCTCTGAAGTCATCAATGCTAGTGAGTTAGCAATGCTCATGGGTGTTGAACGTGGAGCGTTCGCGAAAGGTACTGGATTCTGGTCTAAAATCTGGGATACGGCTACTAACGTGGCTGGCTCAGTATGGGATACCATGAAGAATGGCGTTGATAAATTCATGAAAATGATTGAATTTGTGACCGACGTCGTTAAAGACCCCGTTGGATCATTGGCTAAAAAATTCAGTCCTAATGCTGATAAGTTAGCTGGTATGTTTAATCCACTCGGTAACGCATTGTACAAGAAACCAGTCGAAGAAGCTAAGAACTGGTGGAAAGAACTTTGGTCAATGGCTAACGCTTCAATGGATGAAGGCACGGTGGCTATGGGAGCTAAAGGTGATGACTATCGCTTCAAAGACAAGGCTAAAGACGCCGGAGCCGATCCGTGGGGCTATTTCTACCGTGAGTGTGTATCCTTTGTTGCCAGCCGTTTGGCAAACCTTGGTGTTAAACCTAGCTTGTTTAGTCATCTCGGTAATGGTAACCAATGGATTTCTGCCAGCGTGCCACACTTAAGTAGACCTAAACCGGGTACGGTAGCGGTTTACACTGGTGGCCCAGTTTCAAGCAACCACGTTGACTTTGTAACGGCTGTTCATGGCGATACTTACGATGGTGAAGAATACAATTACGGCGGTAACGGGCAGTATCACCAATACGCTGGCCGTCATATTTCTAACGCTGCTACCTTCCTTGACTTTGGGGTGCGTGATAGTGGTGGCGGTGGTGAAGATAATAGCAAACCACTTAAAGACCGCAACAATCCACTTCAAACCTTGATTAAACGCCAAGTTGGGGGCATGTTCGACTGGATTAAGAAAACCCTTGGTCCATTGCTCAGCCCAGCGGGTGGTGGTGAAGATAACCCACAAGGTACGGGTGTAGCTAGATGGCGTGATTCAGTAGAAAAAGCACTGAAAGCCAATGGATTACCTACTACTCAAGAATATGTCGGGGCTTGGTTGCGTCAAATTCAAAGTGAGTCTGGCGGTAACCCTAATGCCGTCCAAGGTGGATATGTCGATATCAATACCTTGACTGGAGACCTTGCCAAAGGTTTGGTACAAACAACATCCAGTACATTTAATTCATTCAAGCATAAAGGCCATGGAAACATCTTCAACGGCTACGATAACCTTTTGGCTGGTATCGCTTATGCAAAAGCTCGTTACGGTGGTAATATGCTTGCGGTTATCGGACACGGTCACGGTTACGCTAACGGTGGTCTAGTCCACAAAAATGGTGTTTATGAATTGGCTGAAGGCGATATGCCAGAATACGTTATTCCAACGGATATCGCTAAACGTGGCAGAGCGTGGCAACTCCTTACTGAAGCAGTGGCTCGCTTTGCTGGTGATGCCCCACAAGGCAATCACGATAACACTTCAGACCGTGACCGTGTTTCCGTTCTCGAAGATAAATTAGATGTCATGATTGGTTTGCTAAGTCAATTAGTAACCAACGGCTCTAATCCAATCGAGATCAGAAATGTCATTGACGGAAGAAGCGTGTCAAACGGGTTAGCACCCTTTATGACAAAAGCAACAAACGATTATGAACGCAGACAAGCGTTGCTAGGAGGTAGCATTATTTGATAGGAATGTCAGTAACTTATGACGGTAAGAACTTAACCGAATTATTCAATGAGGGAAAAGGGCGTACCGTTCCAGTGGATGTCACAAAAAATGTGGCAGCTAATTTCAATAACAACTATCAAGACCAAGGGCGTAGACGCTACGGTCAGCAATTCCTATATAGCACCTTGTCCGTCAAACAGATTCAAGTATCATTTACCCTAGTTGGAAACTATGACTACTTTAATACCATCGCTGAAACGCTAGGCGGGTATCTCAACGTAGATAAGCCGAAGCCATTGATTTTCGGCGATGAACCTAACAAGGTTTGGGAAGCTATCCCGTCCGGTCAAGCGTCGCTAGCGGTCGATAAGAACACCGCACCGATTACTGCAACAGTAACGGTTACATTTGATGTTCCGAAAAGTTACGGTGAGAACAAGGCACAAGCCCTAGTAAGTAGTGATGGTGAAACCAAGTACGGCAGTATTAAGAAGGTGTCTACTGGGCATTACAAGGCTACTCTAAAGAATTTTGGTACGGCTGAAACCTACCCAGATATTAAGCTGAAATTTAACTCAGATAACGGCTGGGTTGGGATTGTGAAATCATCTAGCGAAAGCTACGAGATTGGCAACCCGAACGAAGCAGACATGCAAGATGTCAAGCGTTCGGAAGTCCTTTTGGACTATCGAAACACTGAAGATGTCAGACGAGGGTTTGCAGCAGGTCAGAAAAACGTTGGGCGTTTTAACGATGATACCGAAAACCTCAACGGGACACTAGGACTGATTGATGTCTTCAATCGTCCTAACATTGCCTTGACTACAAGGGGCAGTGGTACACGCCAAAAGCAAGGAAGTTCTATTTCATGGGAGATTCCAGCGGATTCGAACGGTGATAAAGGCTCACTTAACGAATATATCTGGTGGCGTGAAGTGTTTTGGCTAGGCTTACCTAATCAGTATGGTTTCATTAAATTGTCCGTAACGGATGAGAAAAATGAATTTCTCTACGGTGTAGAGACCATGAAAACGGCTAATGGTCTTGATTGTGAGTATAACTTCCTTGTCACTGATGGTAAGGGTGGTTATAAGATTGTCGAGAACAAGCATTTTTACGGCACACACCTTGACGAACACAACCCGTTTAACTCAACTCGTGGATGGTCAGACATCACTCGTAGGGATGATGAAATTACATTTTACTGGTGGGGTTCGTACCCT